GCCTCGGTTTTGCTGTCCGAGAACCCTTCTCGAGTCGGTCCGGCGATAACGGCGAGCTGGGCAAAGGGGTAGGGGAGCTCGGGCGCCTTCTGGTTCTTCCAAGACGCGGCAATGCCGGTCTGTCCGGATAGCCAGGTGTAGAGGGCGTTTTCTTGCGTTGCGCTCAACATTCAGTCGCCTACCCTCACAACTATCGCCTTCCAATATCCGCCAAAATGGTGCTTTTCGACTGACCTGACTTCCCAGGTGTCGCCGTCGAAAACGATCTGGTCTGCCAAGAGCTCGTCGGCGCGGTCTGCGGATTTGAGCTCGGTGGCTGTGTAGACCTTGCCGCTGCGCTTGTCCCGGTCGCCCTCGGGGAGCATTTCGATTTCGCGTCCGCGTAACGGCTGAAACGATGCGTTGACTCCCGAGGTCGTGGAGCGGGTGCCGGCCGTGTAGCGGCCATCGGCCCACGTGCCGGGGGTGTCGCGCTTGATCGTGATTCCACCGGGCACGGCGAATTCGCTGGGGACATCGGAGAGCATTATGTGCGCTCGCCCTCCCTGCCACTGCGTACCGCGTGGGTGATGGCGCCTATTAGCTGTCCGGTATCGATCAACGGGGTCGTGCCCTTCTTGCCTCCGACGGTCTTGAGCTCGATCGTCTCCTCGGTGAGCGGCGGGGGGATGTGGGCCAGAATGCGGGCCTTGATCCATGCCACAACCTGGGTTCCGGCCAGGCCAAGCCCTCGCTCCTCGCTCACCTTGTCGTCTATGATTCCCTGGGAGATGCGCTCAAAAAAGCGCGTGATCTGGGCGTGCTTCTCGTCCACCAGGGCGCGGATAAAAGAGCGCTCCGGAATGCCGGTGTCCGTACCGTACTCGTGAAACAATCCCACGTCCGCATTGGTGAGCTCACCGAGCTCGCCGTGGGGCTCGGCGGCTTCGCTTCCGACTAGACCGACGTCGACAACCAGATCGGCCTTGGCGCCCTTGGTCATGTCCCGGACAATCCGCTTCCAGCCGCGGTCGACGTCTTCGACGTGTTTGGTGGTGGTCATGAGGTCCGCCCCATGACACGATCGGCAAAGCCCATGGCGCGGATGCGCATGAACTCGCGGCCGTAGGCGGTGGAAGCTAGACCGGCGTCGCCCATGGTGTCCGTATCGGCAACCGCGTAGGTCTTGGCAAGGTCGCCGTCCTTTACCATGCGAAGTGGACCGGCGGCGGCGCTGCCAGCGGTCGCCCATTGGCTCCAGAGTTTGAGAATGTGGGCGGTCAGATAAATGTGGGCCAGGTCCGCCTGGTCGTCGCTCCAGGCGTCAAAATTCAACTGGGCGAGTGCGTCCGCGATCGCAAGCTCAATCGTTGCCGTGGCGGTGTTCGTAAATTCCGCGCATCTGGCTTTGAGCGCTGCGACTGTTGCGGCCATTGCATCCCTTTACTCGTCGTCTTCGGTCCCGGTGACCTCGGCCTCGAGTACGTCGATCTGGTCGGCGAGTGCGTCGAGCACGGTGGTTCTGTCCTTGCCCTTTTCCTCGGCCTTGACCCACGCGTTGAGCCTCGCGAGGTCAAACGTCTCCTTCGCGAGCTCGATGGCGTCCGCGGCCTTGAGCTCGGCAAAGTCGGCATCGGTCACGGTCTTGACAACTGAATGGCCATCCTTGTCAGCGGGCTCGACCTCGACCTTGACGATCTCGACGTTTCGCACGTCCAGGTGCCAGTTGAGACCGGCGGGCTTGCCGTCCTTGCCCTTGCTCCTTGCCCGTCCGGTGGTCCACATGGCCCAGGCCTCGGGGTCGACGTCGTTGGTGCCCGGGAGCAAATGGATCGACGGAATGACAACGCCGTCGTTTTCTGTCCCTGGCGCGCGGAGGGTGGTGCCGGGGAAATCCAAAACGGTGGGGAGGTTGTTCTTGACGAGCATGTCCGGGCTCTCCTTGGTTGGATGTGTGGCGCGATGCGTGCGCTAGATGTTGTCCAGATAGCGTATGGAGAGCGGCTTGTAAACAATCACGCCACCGATGCGACCGTAGCAAGGCACGACGTACTCGAGACCCTGCGCCTGGGCGGCGAGTTGCAGAAATTCTTGCGGAATCTCGAGGGTGAGCTTGTTCGGGTCCTTGCGGTAGAGCACGCCGCGGTCAATGGCTCCGCCGGCGCCGGCGTTGGTGAGCTTCGACCAATTGTGAATGGCCTTGAGCTCGGGCATGTTCTCGAGGAGAAACTTGAGGATCGTGACCGAGCTGTTCGTCGCGATCAAGGTGGTCGAGATGTAGCCGTAGGGCGTGGGGGGGAGAAGCATCGTGTCAAATGTTTCTCTGCCCTTGGTCGCCACGTCCGTGGCTGCATACGCGCTTTGGACGTCGAGCAAGATTTCGGCCGCGGTCTTCGTGTTCCAGGGCTTCGTTGAGGCGGCGCCGTTGGGCACGGTGGTGATCGGCACATTGGCGTTGTTGAGGAAGCCACCGAGACCGGTGGGCGTGTCGCCGTTGCGACCGATGGCGTCGACGCGGTCCTCGAAGGCCTCGCGGGCGGCGGTCGCCTTCATTGCGGAGAGCGGCCGTTTGGCCATCGCCGCCGCGGCAATCTCAATCACGTTGTAGCCGTAGCTGTCCGCGATTGTCTCGACCGGCGTGGTGTTCTTGGTGCCGTACACGTCGACGCGGGGCAAATCCTTGGCATAGTCCGCCACGAGCTTGGCGATGCCAACGCGAGTGAACGCGTACCAGGTGATTGACTGGGCGCCTGGGCCTGCATCGTGGACCACGGGCACAAACTCGCGGATGCGGTTGGCCTCAAAGTCAACGTCGTAGGTCTTGGCTTTGATGTGCTCGAGCTCGCGGGCGAAAAACGCGCTCTCGTTGGCGTCGAGGTTGGCAAATTGCGGTCGCATTGTGTGCTCCTGTTTGAACGCGTCTTTTGAGCTGCTTTCACTGCCAAAGCCCGCTCGAGGCGGGCCTTGGACTTTTTGCAATGGGGGCCACACGGTGCCCCCTTGTGGTTACAGCAGGCGGCCTACCAGTTGGATTTCTCCGGCCGGCAGGGTCGCGGTGCCCGACTCATCAAAAAACACGTTGAGTCGGGAGCTCGGCGGGACAGCGACGTCCGCGCCGAGAGTCAGCCGGACCGGGGTGTCCGCCGCAATCGAGCCCTCGGCGCCGGTCTCGGTCGACCAGTTCGCGTAGACCGTTGGCGTGGCGTCTTGGAGCTTGATGTTGAAAAAATTGGCCGCGTCCTCCGCGAGACCGGTGACGTTGTGGTACACCACTTCCTCGACAATCAGCCAACGATCGGCCGGCGTCTCCATGTAGAAGGTGGTGGTGTCGGCGGTCAGCGACGCATTGGCCAGGCTGCGGCCTGCGAAAAGGTCGCCGGTGTTGCCGACGTCGACAACCTCGACCATTCCGAATGTGGTGCTGGTGGCGGCCTGCGCCCACCGAGCTCCAGGCATGCGGACGCAAGACACGCCATCGACCACGTTGCCGAGCGCGCCTTCCTGGGTTCCGTTGACACCGGCCGCGATGCGGAAAAAGACTGGATCGCCACGGGCAACGTCGACCTCCGGTTGCGCGTAGAAGTAGCCCCGCCGCATGATGTTACCGATCTTGTCGGCGGACAAAGCCTCATCGGAGCCTACATCGCCGGCGCGGTTGGCATGTGCATGGTCGTGAACCAGGAAACCGGCCATCAGGTCATCAGCGGCGGTGGGCAGCTTGATGTAGTCGTCGCTGGTGGCGACGGTGCCCACTGCAACGGCGATGCCCCAGGGCATCGAGCTCGACTCCTCGTTGATGCCGGAGCGGATGTCCGGGGTTCCGATGTCGGCGAGCATGCCAGCGAATGCGGTTTCGGCAACGCCGTAGGTGGTCTGAATGGCCATGGTCTCAGTCTCCTGGGTAGATAATCGCTAGCTTGCGGGTTTCAACGGTTGCGGTCTCAGCCTTCGGCCTGCTTCGGCTTCCAGGCGTTCTCTTGGCGCTCCATCATTCGCTTTCGGGCCTCGCCGGCGTCGGTGACGGTTGCCTTTTTCGGAGCGGTCGCCGCGTCGTGCACGGCGTTGCGGCTCTCGTCCGCGTCGCTGCGCTCGCCCTCTGGCAGCGACTCGACGGCGTGGTCGAAGCGGGCCGCGATGTACTCGGGGGTTTTGCCATCGAGGTTGGCGTCGGGCGCGGTCTTCTTGATGACCGCGGTTTTGATTTCGATGTCGCTCATCGCGTCGAGCTCGACGCCTTCGCCGTCCTCGGTCTTCTCGCCGAGAACCTTGGTGCCGATCTGCTCGAGGGCAACGCGTGCCTTGACTGCCGCTTGAATGGCCTCCGGCTTGAGGGCATCGTCGCGCTCGGTCTCGGCCTTCTTGGCCTTCTCTTCGCCGGCATCGGCGCGGGCCTTTTCCTTCTCGAGCTCGCCCTTGGTGGCGGTGAGCTCCTCGCCGGCCTTGGTGGTGGCGGCGTCGGTGCGCTCGACATAGGCGCGGAAAGCCTGGGCGGCCTGCTCGCTGGTCTTGTACTCGATGCCATCGATGCGGATAACTGCGTCCATTGTGTCGCTCCTGTCGAGCCGATGGCTCGGTTGATCGATCGGGTCACTGCTGTCGAGCACCATGACGGCCGCGTCGTCGAGTCCATCCATTCGGGGGACAGAACACTCGGGGCCAGCGCGGCCCAGGGGCGTCAAGGCAAGGTGGTTGTAACGGATGTTCGTCTGCTTGAGGTCGTATCGCAGACCGTCGGCGATGCCAGGAATCCCAGCGGTGACACCGGGGGTCTCGTCCTTGTCACAGCGATAGCCGAGACTGAGCTCACGCATGCGGTTGGCCTGGATGTCGGCGATCGCCTTGGCGTCCTGCACTTGGATCGTCGACCGTACGAAACGATCTTCCGGGCTGGCCTTGTCGCCGGTGGTGCCCACCGAAAACTCCCGAGCGTTGTCCGCGTTGAGAAGCATCGGCGGGTGTCCGGCGGTCACCGGGATCATGGACAGCGACTCGAGCGAGTCCTCGGAAAAGACCTCGTCCGGGTGGCGGAGCTCGCGGCGCTCGGTTCCGTCCGCTTGGAGGTAGCCGAAAACACCGATTCGAGTGACATAGGCGTCGCCTCTCAAGAACCCGTTTGGGAGCTTCCGGGGCCGTTTCAGCGACCCTCGGTCAAAGCGTTGCGCCATGCCTCAGACTGTTGACAGACGTTGCCCGCGTTGTCAACAGTTGTGACAGAATGTCAACAGGTGGAAACGGGTTTTTGCTGATCTTTCGCGCGGTTGGCTAGATGTCCAGATCTCGCAAAACGGCCTCAATATCGGGCTCTGCCTGGCAACGGCACTGGATCGGCTGTCCGGGGTGCCCTTCGGGGGGCTGGCGCTCGGGATCGGTCCACGAGAATGTGAGGCCCTCGAGCTCTTGGTGGCTCAGCCTGACTCGCTCGTCGCCGGCGGTGCGCCACTTGTAATCATCGATGCCAAGGGCTTCCTGCCTCACCCTGTTGAGCTCGCCGTTGAATTTGTTTGTTTGGTCGCGGGCAATGAGCGCGGCGCGGCTCTTGGATACGTCGTAGCGTTGAAAGAGCTCGTCGCGCCATTCGGTCGACCGGTTGCCGGCGCGCAGGTTGCGCAGGGCGGTGTTTTGAATCTCGGCGAAATAGCGCTCCGGGATCGACTCAATCAAGCCGACGTTGTCGACGGTGAACGCATCGATCTCGGTGGTGAGCTCGGGGGAGATCGCAAACACGTCGATACCAAGGAGCCGCTTGAGCTGCCTCGATGCCTGCTCTCGGTTGAACAGGTCGATTTGTCCGCCTTGGTCGTTGGCGGTCGCGCGGATCGTGCTCGTGGTGACGGTCTGGGCGTAGCGCAAGCGAATGTCGCCGAACACTTGCTCGAGGATGTCCGGGTAGGCATCGAGGCGCGAGTCACCGACACCGAGCTCGGCGTCGAGCTCCGGGAGCCTCGAAATCAAGAGCTCGTCGACAAGCTGCCCGGCGGGCTCGAGTAGGTCGAGAATGCTGCGGAGGTATGTCCGCTCGAGGGCGCGGGGTTCTACCTGGCGGGTGGCCTTGGGGACCTTGCGTCCGCCGCCGTAGCGATCGAGCAGGATCGCGTCGATGTGGGGGTTACGCGGCATCAGATTTCTATCGTGCCGTTGATCTCGACCCAGTGAAATGGCGGCAACTGGATCGTGGTCAACATGGCAAAATATCGTTCCCGCTCGTTGGTGGCCTTCGCTGTTACCTTGGCGTCGCGCAAGGCTCGGAGGTAACCGATTCTCGTAATCCAGCCACAGTCAGGAATCTCCGCCGACACTTCAACCCCGGCATCCCTGAGTTCGCCGGCCGTGATGCAAGAGACGGGATCGTATTTCACTCGGTGTCCTCGAGCTCGTCGCCATGGTCGGCGTCGGTGTCCGCTTCCTCGAGTTCGACGCGGTCACGGTCGGCGCGCATCTCGGCCATCCCTGCAACCGGCGCCTCGTATCCAACGCCAGCCGGGACCGGCACGGGGCGGGGCTCGTCCTCGAGCACTTCGACGGTCACGTCACCGATGCCCACGAGCGTCGGGCGTCGAGCCGTTTCTCGAAGCGCGATACAACCGTCACACTTTTTCTCGAGCGAGATATGATGACAACAAGCGGGCTCGCCGTCGCGGTCAAGAATTCCCTGGGCGCCGTATCGGTTCGCTTCGGTCATTTCTGATCATCCTTTGCGAGCTTCGCCCGCACAAAACAGTCCTTGGCCTCGAGTAGCTTTCGCAGGCCGGCTGTGAGCTCTGGGTTTTGTGGTAACCGTTTTGCCATTTCGGTCGCACACTCCGCCATCGGGCGGGAAATGCCCTGGAGTCGTTGGGGCAAATGCTCGTATGTGAAATACTGCAAGATGTGCTCAACGGATGGGTGCATGCTCACTCTCCTCTATGCTTTGCGGCCTCTATGGCGCGCAGCTGTTCCAGTGCTTCCTCTCGGTTGTCGTGCTCGCCGAGAACCCTGCCGTCCTTGGAGAGCACAACCCATTTGCTACCGCGTTGCTCGACGGAGTCCTCGAGCTCCTCGGTGGGCTCGGGTGGTTGCGGTGGCGGCGGCTGTCCGAACCCAGGCGGCACGGGCGCGGGTGCTTTCTTCAAGGGCTCGAGGCCCACGACATTGGCGGCGTCCGCTTTGTCCATTCCAAAGGTGACCACCAGGATAGCGATTGCCTGCTCCCTCGAGAGCTCTTCTTTGTTGTAGGCCGTGACCACGGCTTGAAGCGCGGTGATCTGTCCGGCTGCCATGGCTTCGTCTTGCGGCTTCTCGACCGGCGCGGGGTCGCGGAGCTCGGGCACGTCGGCGGGGTCGGCGCTGGGGATTTTGTCGGTGTCCCTGAGCTCGCGGTTGAGATTGATTTCGGTCCCGAAGTCGTCGCCGCCATAGCGCGACTCTGCGACCTCTTCGGGAGTGTACACACCACGATCGATGTTGACCGCGTCCGCCTCCGCATAGGCCTTGCGCTCTTTCGCCACTTCCTCGGCGCTGGTCTGCCAAAGCGGTGGGAACGAAATTGACCAGACCTTGGGGGCATTTTTGAGCGAGGCGAACACGATCCGAACGAGCTTTGTCAGCTGGGGCTCGAGGTTGCGCTCTTGTTCGCCTTGTATGTGATCATACCAGTTGGTGAGGTCGCTTTCGCCGGTGGCGTTCAAACCCTTCGGCGCCTGTCCGAGTAGCACGGTGGCGGGCCAGCCGATGGCCATGGATAGCCGGACGTCGAATTTCCCGAGCAAGTCGGCGACTCCTTGGATGCGTTGCTGTGGGTATTCCAGGGTTTCCCCATCGAGGTCCAGCGGTACCGCGCGGGCAACGCTGCGGCTCACGTTCATAAGCTGCAAGCGGGTGAGGATCAAACCCTCCTTGTCGTGCTTGAGGTCGTTGGCGAGGTTTTTGATTTTGAAAACGGCCTGTCCAATGTCGGTCATCATGAGGCCTACGCCGCTGTAGCTCGTCTGATAATCGCGAATCACCTCGTAGAGCCGAGTTATGGCGCTGTCACACCAACCTTGGTTTGCGAGCTTCTCAATCGCCGGCGTCAATACGCCATCAAAGCGGAGGAGGCGGCTCTCGTGCACGATCGGGTCTGTGCCGGGGGCGGTTATCGTCGACTGTGCGGTTGTGCCCGTGCTTGGTTGTGTCCGGATGCGGTATTTCTCGGGCATGCGGTGGTTTGGCTTGCCCGGATTGTTGTAGACGGACACGATCTCGAGGTCCCAGCGATCGAGCACGGTGAGGTAGTCAACGGAGCGGATAGCGTTCTCGTTGAGGGGGAGCTCGGGATCGCGGCCGTCGTCGGCGCCGATGAGAATCACGGCGCCACCATGCAAGCGGGCCCACACGAGCGCTTCGCGGATTGCGGCCTTGGCTCCCAGGTCCTTGAGTACCTGCATCATGGCTTCTATCTTCTCGCGGTCGTCCTCCTCGGTGCCCTTGACCTCGAAACCCTTTTTGAGCATTTCGCTGGCGGGCAAATTACAGACCCGGGCAACTATGTCGTCGCCGCGGTAGAGCTTGTTGAGCTCTTGCTGCGCCAGGATCGTTGGTGTGGCCGCGACTGCGTTGAGCCGTTTGTCCTGGCCTTCGACGGCCAGGCCGGTGAGTAGATTGACAAACCCGTCGACGTTGAAAGATTGGGCCGCTTCTGTCATGTCACGTGTCTCCATGTCTCGCGTCGTTTGGCTGCCCCGATGACGGACCAGGCGACGCCATAACGCTCAGACAAAACGCGCAAGGTCTCATTTGAGGCCCTTATTTCGCGAACCGCCGCCTCGGTCAATTTCGATGAGCCCTGTTTCTCGCCGCGCGCTATTCTTTCTACTTTCGACCAAAACCGTTTTGACTGCATCCAGTCCACCTTGCTCATGAACACATGCTCTCTAGCACAGATGATGCGATTTCGCGAGTGTGGTTGATCAACTGGGTCATGGCGTCGAGCTGGTCATCATTCGCGCCACGGGGAAACACACACACCTCGTGGAGAAGCGCCTTGACCCACGGGAAAAGGTCCGGGTGCGGAAGGTAGATATAGCCGGCGCGGATCGTGTGTGAGGCGGAATGAGCGCGGACAGCCTTGCCACCGGCGGGGGTCACGAGCTCGAACCCGCCGATCTCCTCCTCGAGCTCGTTGGTGATGGCGGGGCCGTTGGCGGCGTCCTCGACTAGCTTGAGCTCGGTGTCCGGCCACGTGTTGGTCAACGCGCGGACCGCTTCGACGGCCATGGTGAAGCTCAGGCGGTCTCGGACTTGGTCGAGCAGAAATCGCCGTTTCCGGAGCGTCGCCCATGCCTGCCCGACCACAAAGTCGGGCTTTTTCTTCGGGGTCTTGCTCTTGTCCTTGAAAGTCATGTCCCAGGATTGGAGCTGGGCGTCAAAGCGATCGGGGAGCTCGATTTGTTCGTGCCAATGGATCGAACCGTCCTTGAGCTTGGTTGCGTATTTCTTCGGGCGCTCGACGTCCGGCGGATACCAGAATCGGAACCAATGCTGCTTGATGATGCCGCCGCCGGGTGGTGCCGGGGCCTGGTTGTGCTGTCCGGCGAAGTCATATTCCCCCAGGTCTTCCTTGGCTTCGTCGACGACTGCCGGGGGGAATAGGGTGGGGAACAAGAGCTGTCCGGGCTCGGTCCGTTTGTCCTCACCCCATTTGGTGCGGCACTTCTTGTCGGGGTCGAATTCGGTAGGCGTCCGGACAACGGTGTAGGTCTTCTTTTTGATGAGGTGTCCGGCGAGGTCGTTCTCATGTACTCGTTGCTGAATGACGACGCGGGCGCCGATGCGAGGGTCGTTGAGCCTCGAGCTCATCCGCTTGTCCCAAATGAAATGCACACCCTCGAGCTCTTCGTCGGAGGGATGCTCCTTCACGTTGTGCGGGTCGTCCGCCACCACGCAGTCACCGCGGAACCCGGTACCCTTGGCGGTCACCGACATTGACAGCGATTGCCGGAGGCCTCCGCCGGTGTTCTGAAAATGCGTTTTGACATTCTGGTCGCCTTTGAGCTGCCACCGGGGGCGGAAGGTCTGTTGATACCAGTCGGAGGATATTACGTCCCGACAACGGACCGAGTCACGTGTCGACAGCGCCATATCATAGCTTGTGAATATGACACGCCAGGCGGGCCGCTGTGTCCAGACCCACGCGGGCCAAAACACTGCCACGAGTAGGGACTTCATGTGTCCGGGTGGGATGTTGATCAACAGTCGCAGGCAATCGCCACGGGTGACGGCTTCGAGGTGCGAGCAAATCAGGTCAAGGTGCCAGGTCCAGATCAAGTCGATACCGGGCTCGGGCACATGCCAACCCTGGCGGACAAACTCGGCCAGGGACGCTACCGCGGCGCGGCGGTGCCGCTCGGCTCTAATCTGCTGGATCGTCCAGGGCAGACTTCTGGATGAGCTGCTCGGCAAGCTCGAGCTCCTCGTCGGTGAGATTGCTCAGGTCGTGGGTCACGTGCTGGATGGGTCCGCCGTCCGGACCGGTGTGCTCCTTGCGTTGCCGCGGCGGGGTGAGCTCGGGAATGCGGCGATCCGCCCAGTATCGGGACATTTGAGCGTACTCGGCGGGGTCCTTCATTCCCTCGAGAATCCCGCTCATCGCCGCGGCGTCGCCTCCGCGTAGCCAGCGCTGGCGGGCCTCGGCTTGCGCGTCCGGCCACCAGGGGGAGGCCTCCCAGGCGCGGACGCTGCGCTCCGATGTTCCGGCCTCTGTCGCCGCTTGTTTTTGCGTCACATTGGGAAAGCCAATCATGCGGATGTAGGCGACAGATATGGCCTTGTCCCAGTCGCGGGGCTTGCGCGGGTTTCGTTTGGATCCGGACGGTTTTTTGCCCTTGTTACGAGCCACGTCCGACCTCCTTGCGCTTGAGGCGTTCGCGCTTCTCCACCAGGTCGAGGAATGCCTTTTGTGCTGGAGCGCTTCCGGCCTTGGCGTGGTGGAGTATCGATTTCCTGACCTCGGCCTCCGCCAAGAGCTGGCCCTTTTTGTACGCCGTGAGGTGCGGGCCCTCTTTCAGGTGCTCGAGTCCGAGCATGGTGGCAACCTCGGCCTCGGTGAATTGGAAGCTGGCGAGCTCTTCGATCTGGGCGGTGACGGGTTTGGGTTTTGGTTTCGCTTTAGCCATTGTCGTCCTCAAACGGGCCAGCGCCACGAAGAACACCCTTGAGCCAGGCAATGTGCCAATCGGCGAGCTCGCGGTCCTCGGTTATGACGCTGGCCTCGATGCGCGGGTTATTGGTGAGATTTGCGCTCGAGCAAATCGACACGCCCCATTGTTTGTTGCGGAGAATGTAGACCTTGGCGTGGCAAGAGTACACGCGCAACTGGTCTACCTGGGCCTTGGCGAGCTGGGCAACCTCGGGTTTGCGGACCTTGATCCGCCAGTCGAGCAGGGCTTGCACCGAGCGGACTTTGCCTTGCTCGCGGAGCCGCAACATTGCGCGCAAGCCGTCCTCAGAAATCGACCATGTGGCAAACCACAAATCGACCGGCCCGGTGGTCTCGACTAGGTGGGCAATGAGGTCGTGTGTGCTCCATTCCGCGGCGGAGACAACGTGGATCGTCTCGTTGTGCTCGAGCTCGCCGATAACCTCGGCGCATCGTGCGGCACGGTGTTCGGCGCGTCGTCTCGAGGCGCCGTTTTTGATGCGCTTTGCCTGCGAGTCAATCACACCGGCCTTGCCGGCCTTGCCCGTCTTCGAGGCCTTCGAGGTGGCGGCGACGATTGGGATCGTGACCTGGCCGGCGTCAAAAAGGGCTTTAGCCATCGTCTCTAACCTGCACCAAAAGAGCGTGCGCGATTCTGTCGAGCTGGTCGACTGCCTCGCGGTCTGTGATGAATCGCTTGATGAGGACATATCCTTCGCAACACTCATGCGTGCCGGTGGCTTTGTTTTTGCGGTGCGCCCTCATGGTGATCACGATATCGCCGCCAGCGACCAGATCGGCAATATCGCTCATTGCGGCAACCCTACCCCTTCGTTTTGCTCGCGGCAGGTGCGCGCGGTGGCGGTCACGAGCTTGCGCTTCCATCTGTCGTTGATTGGCTCAGCCATTGTCTGGCTCATCGTGGGCCACGGCAAACAGCGCGGTGCAGTGCTTGCAAATTTCGAAGCGCACAACCGACTCGCCGCTCTGGTCTCTGAACACGATCCACTGGAAATTATCCCATGGTGGATCCATGACCTCGTGCGTGTGGGCCCCGACGGCGAGCGCGTTGTTGTTGATGCGTCTGACCTCTTCTTTGAATTTTGCAACCCTGTCACTCATTGCGGCAGCCCAACCCCTTCGTTTTGCTCGCGGCAGGTGCGCGCGGTGGCGGTCACGAGCTCGCGGATTTGTTTGATTTCGTCAATCCTGATTTTGCACTCGAGCACGCGGTCCTTGTTCTTGTTTCCCTGGCGCGGATTGACACAAACGCGGGGAATGCTGTGGGCTTCGTCGGCCCATTTCTGGACGCGAACACCGAGCGCGTTGTCGAGGGCCTCGAGCATTTCGATCATCGCCTCGCGTTTCACGTTTTCGAGCGGGTCTGGCATTTTCGTTTCCCTTTCTAAGCGTAACATCATGAGGCCTCAACCGTCGACCGGTGGAGCTCGTAGGCTCTATCCCAACCGACAAACAGGCACCATAGGGCCTCGGCTCGAACCAGGCCCACGTTGGTCGACAATCGCCAGCGGTTCCAGGCTTCGACTCGGCGGGTGTTGATGCGCTCAAGGGTTATCTCTTGCTCTATGGTCATCGTTTGGCCTTTCTGCGCTGTCGTAGCCGTTCCCTGCACTCGCGGCACGCGATGACTTTTGCAACCGGGTCCCATTGGACATCGTTGGCGCGCACTTCTCGCCGACAGATTTTGCAGCGGTCCCAATGCCAGGTCATTTTCGCAACTCCTTTGCCAGGTCTTGTTTGAGCATGTAATTGACGTCGCGGAGCTCGCACAGGTCAACCGCGCGCTTGGCGAATTGCGGCCAGTCAATCGCGTTCGCCCGGTGGTCGTGATTCCAACGCCCGATCTTGAAAGTGTCGACGTATGGCGAGGCGAGCCGCATGATCGCGAGCGACTCATCGGGCTCGATAACGGGCTCGATGCTTGCCCAGGTCTCGAGGCCCAGGTGTTTTGCTATCTCGAGCATGCGGATCCGTTGCGCTGGGGGCGCGGCCCGTGGCTCCCATTGGGCGGATTTCTCTGGCGACGCAAAGGTCAAGGTTGCGCCGTACTTGTCGAGGCCAGGGCGCAACAATGCGACGCCGGCGGTGCTCCGATTGCCTCCCTTGGTGAGAATGTTCACACGGCAACCGGCCTTTTGCAGGATCACGATTGCCCGATTTGCGAGGTCGTGCTCACCACAATCTGGGCCATACGGGTCGGTGGTGAAGCACAACAAAACTTCGCGGCCCTTGTGCTTCGGAGCGTCGCGCTCGAGCGCTTTGATAATTCCGTCGCGTGGGTGAGCTCGTTCGAACTCGGCGCGCTTCATGTGCAACACCCCGGGCGCGTAGCAATAGGCGCATCGATGGCCACAACCGCGGTAGAGGTTGGCGGCACGTTCGCAATACTCCCTCGCCTTTCCCTTGGGTTCATAGATTGCTTGCATTCTAAAACTCCACAGGCGCCAACTGGCGCACGTCGATGATTTGCTTTTTCCGTCGTCCCAGCTTCTCCACCAACATCCAGTCGAGAATGTGCAGCGCATCGGCCTGGTTGTCGTCGCGGACGTTCTGTCCCCGCCAGCGGAGCTCGGCCCATGCGATCATGTCTTGCTTGGTGGCGCGGCCGTTGCCGGTGGCGAATTTCTTGAGCGTGCCCACGGCCACGTCTTCGCGGCGGGCCTCGTAGACGTCGCACCACATGCGAACGATTGCGCGGTAGCCTCCCCAGGCCTGGGCGGCGAGGGTGTTTTGACCGGTGACCGCAACCGCAAATTTGTGTTTGCACCTTGGGCACTCGGTCTTTTTCTCGTCGCCAGGGCGGCCATGTGCATCGACGCGCTCGAAGGCGACGGCCGTGACGTTGTGTTGCTCGTGGATCGTTTGCATGCGCCGCCAAAGGTGCGTCTCCTTCTCGCGGTCGGCGCTGCTCTTTTTCGGGGTGAGCTCCCATGTGCCAGAGTACAGCTCGCCCTCATCATAGAGGGCCCAGCCGCACTTGGCACCGAGGTCTAGGGCGAGAATTGCCACCGGCTAGACCAGTTGTGGCTGTGGGTTGCCGAACTTTCCGTCTTTGCGTTTGACCGTCATCCCTGGATCGCTGCCAGGCAATTCCATCTGTACCGGATTGAATTCGACCTCGATCGTGTCGCCGCTCGAGCATGTGAGCTCACCGAATAACTCTTTTTTGAGCTCGGTCACTTCGAGCGGCATGACAAGACCAACCACGACCGCTTGCTCATCATCGCACGGCGTGATTTTCGGGACTTCGAGCGCAACGCGTAATTTGTGGCCGAATAGACTCACGTCGTGCATTTCGACCACAAGGTTTGGCTTCGTCATTACGCCGCATGGGAAAGAAACGGTTTTATTGTCGTTTACCTGCATGGCGCCGAAAGCGACTCGCTCGAAGTCGGCCCCAAATTTCTTTGCGGCCTCCTTGTCCTTGACCTTGATCGCCAACGTAACCTTGGCCATTCGCGTGCCGGTCTCGCCGTAGAGCTTCGATCCGTGAAAGATCATATCGCCTGCCACTTTGCCCTTGATTCTCATTTTGTCTGCCTTTCTCCGTGTGTTGTGATTTCGTTCCCCCAAACGGTCCACCCGTCGCGGGGCTCTCTCGCGAATATCTCGAGGCGCGGGCCTGGGCTCGCGCGCTCAATCAAAGTGTAGGCCTCTTGCGGTTTCTCGCTGTGCCGTGTCCTTGGTGCAAAGATGACCGACGGCATACGGTCGGCGGGCTCGGGCACCATGGCGTCGCCTCGCGTGCCGAGCAACAGCCACTCGTGGGCGTGGCGCATGTACTGGCCTAGGCCGATTTGGAGATGATCACCAGCGAGCTCATTCACGGTGTCATAAAGCTCCGGCTCTTTGAACGAAAACTCGTTCCTAATCTTCACCCACGCGGCACTGGTTTTGTACTCGAAGCGAAGAGCTTGCATGAGCCACAGCGCATCGGGGAGGAAATTGGACGTTGACCACATCCACAGGTGACAACTGCCAGGCGACAGGAACGCTGCTCGGTGCTCTGATTCAACAAGGGCAACGAATATGTCGCGCTTCGACATCAGTGGGTAATGGCGGTCGGCTCCTCGCTTCGACTTCCCGCCGCCTCGCTCGAGCCAGGGGGGATCCATTGCGATTGTGGCGAACTGTTGCATCAAAAGAGCTCCGGTTGTTCCTGCCTGGCGTGTGCCGGGCACAGGTCGCGATTGCGGCCTGTCTTTGTTGCGTGTTCGCTGCACATGGGGAGATCGCAGGTATTGCCGGCCTCGAGTTGGTGGTCGCAGAGTCGGGTTGCGTTGGCGCCACAAATACAGCACCGCTGGCGAGCTCGAAGGCCTCGACGGCACAAAATGATTGTCGCGCCCTTGCCGTCCTGGATCACTTCGCAGGGGCTCATGGCATCCGCCTGCCGATGCCGTCAAGTAGCTTCTGGGTTTCGCGCGCCCGATTGCCACCGAGCTCGCCGGGTGTGAGCTTCTCGCCGTCCAGGCCGATCTGCTTGCTATCTACCTCACATTGCCTGGCAAATTGCTCGTATTGGTTGTCAGCGTCCGCGATGTAGGCTGCGGCCTCCTCGGGGTCGGTGGGGACGTGGGAGGTGTCCTCCGCCGGCGGCCGCGGTCCTCGAGCTCGGCGGCTCTCGTCGCGCTCGAGCTCGAGCTTGCGGGTTTTCTCCCGCTTGACCACGAATTCGCACACCGTGGTGAGGTCTGGGATCCAGGTACATTTTGAGTCGGCGGCATCGTTGAGACCGGCCTCGACGTCCTCGAGCTCGAAGAACTGCAAGCGCATCTCAAACGCCGTCTGATTGGCTGGGCCCCACTTGCTCGAGGGGTACCGGGCCGCGAACTGCTGGATCGCGAATTTGAGCTCACCTTGATTTGGCTGCATTGCGGCGCTCTCCTATTGCTCTGAGGCGGTCAACCTCGTCATCGAATGCGGTCTGCTCCTTGCGGCGGCGGAGAATGATTGACAGGAGGAGGCCCATATTGGGCTGTCCTACCTGCTCGGCCTCCTGGCGGCCGTCCTCGAGCTCCTGTCCGGATACGCTACCGAGCTCGGCGGCGATGGTTTTGGCCTTGCGCGTCAATCCTGTCGGGGTGGGCCAGGCTGGCCATTCCTGAATCTGGGCGAGAATGTCGCCGACGGTGACGGTGGCGGATGGGTCGATCGGACGGGGGGTTGCTTCCTTTCCTTTCTCTTCCTTTCCATTCCATTCCATTCCATTCAGACGGAGGCCTCCGGAGTCACTCCGGAGCCAGTCCGGAGCCGTGTCCGTGGGGGGCGGAATCGTGGAGGTGGCCTCTCGGTCGTACCTCATACCCTGCTGGTTTCGCTTGAATTTCGGGTAGACAACCCAGGTTTTGCCCTCGGCGGTGTAGACTTTGATGAGCTCGAGGCGGTCGGCGGTCGCCAAAACACTCCGGACAAGCTCCGGAGTAATGCCGGAGAGCATCGGAGCGACCTGGGCCCTGAGGACGTCCGGGTTGCCGGTGATTCGGCCGTCACGGTCGAGGTGGGCGATTGTCCAGGTGTAGAGCAATCCGGCAAGGCCCCCGAGCTCGTTGGTGAGCTCGGCAACCTCGGCGTCGACGGAAATGGTGCGATTGAGCATGCGGCCACGTGCCATGCCACTCCTCGAAAAACCCGCCGCCCCAGTCCGGGCTGTGAGTATCCGGCGAAGGATACCCGGACCGGAACGGCGAGAATCTAACCTTTGGTTGTGGACCGAATACTCACGAGGCCGTTATCGGCTTTGCTCGAGCAAGTGTCAACAGAAAAACCGAACGAATAGGCGTTTGTGGAGCTGCTACGGGGACAACGGGTTGCGGGGTGTCGATCGGTACCGGGCCTAGGGCTGCAACGGTTTCCCGTCAAAGCGTGCGCTCATGTCTCACCGCACACTGGCGGCAAGTGCTCGACGGGCAACCCGGAGCCCGCCGCTTCCGTGCAAGGCCCGCACGGCACACAGGCCGCATCAAGCATCTCGGCAGCATCGGCGAGTTCGAGCTTCAACCGCCGCACCTCGTCAACAAGCTTTTGTTTCCCTCGCAGACCAGCACCAATCACCAAATCAGGATCGTGGTCCGGTTGTGCAGGGATGCTCATGATCCACTCGCGGGTTCCTTCCGTGCCGCGTGGTTTGCAAAGCGCACTCACCATCTCTTGCGCTTTCTGGATCTGTGCCTCTGCCTCTTGTAGTTCTTGCTCAGTCATCGCTCACTTCCTCTGATTTGTGTACGGCTCTCGTGTCCTCGTCTCGCTTCACGGCCACAAGCAGCAGCCCGGCGAGGGTTTTTGCCTGCTCGATGCTCAGCCCAAAAGTGACATCGATATACATTCTGTCATCCGGCAGCCCGTCGAGACGGCACGGGTAAAACCACACAGTGTCGTCCTCGGTCCCGTGATTCGGGAAACACTCAACGTCGACACCAAAGCCGCCAACCTCTCCGATGTGTTCTCTCATGGCTCGTTCTCTCCCGTTGAAATTGGTTCGAGGCCCCATGTAACGGTCGTGTGTTGCTGGAAGGTCTGCCCGCATTTTTGGCAGGTCATGCGCTCCGGCGGAGTGGTGTTGCCTTGAATCGATAGCAACAGATGATCGCCGCCAGCGGGGCATGGGCGTGGGTTGATTGTTGTCTGCCCGAAGGCGTTAGGTAGAGCTACCATCGGACTCCTCCGTCGATTTTCGTTCAGCCAGTCGGCGCTTCTCTCTGTCCTCCGCACGCAACGCCCATTTGGCCATTGTCTTTTGCCGCGAAGTGGCGTGGTCGATAGCCGCAGAGTACCCAGCGAATGCGGCCAGCCTCCCAAACCGGACGAGAGCATCTCGCGTGGTGCTGTCGCTGTCTTGCCAATACAGCGATACGAGTTCGTGTAGCCTGGTGTCGATCTCGGGGAGAGTCATTTCTGCCCGGCCCCTTCCGCTTCTTTGTGCCCTAGGATCTCGGCCGCCAGGTGCCTGAGCATCATTGCTCGACCCGCCATCTCGTTGCGGCTAGGGATGTGGTTGGCGTCCCAATATTTGCGCGGCTTCGTGTACTCGTCGCACTCTGTTGCGTACCGCTCGACGATTGCAGCGCACCGTTCGCGTTCCTGTTTACGTTTGCCCATCGTCCACCTCTGGTTGAGAGTGTGCGGGCATGTCGGCCAGGGCGGCTTTCGCCTCAGCTTTGACATCGACGCAGCACTGGCAGTCGCAATCGTTGTCAGCCTCAGATTGTACAAAGCCACGGAGCTTGATCAGCGCAGCCCACAACTGAGCCTCCCGCACCGTCCACTGCCCGAGCTTGTCTTTGCGCGTTTCTTCCATCACTCACCAGTCCCTTTCGGCGGAAGGTGTGCGAGCGGCCGCCCCTCTTTTCTGTCTCGTTCACCACAGGCGCAGTCTGGATAAAGAACACAGAGCACAGGCCCACGCGGCTTGCCGTTGAACCCAGGCCAGTTGGGATCAAGGTCCGGACAGCCCTTGCGAGCGGTACGCTTGGCTACACGCAGATCACCCATCGCACTCTCCCTGCCCTTTGTGCTCGAGCTCGCGGATGCGCTCGAGCAGGCGGAGCCGCTCGGCTTTGAGGTCCATGACAAGCCACTCGAGGCGGCGGACGTACTCGAGGCGGGGGCGCCAGCGCTTCGGGCGGAGGCGGAGCTCTTGTTGCGCGGCGCGCATCTACTCCACCCACGCGTTGAGCGGGACTTTGATCAACCGCTTGAGCTCGAACGCGTCCGAGATGCGCGGCTCCTGCTCGCCGGCAATCCAGCGCGTCAGGGTCCGGGTGTTGACCTCGAGCTCGTCGGCGAGCTCGGCCAGGGCCACTGCCGGGCGAGGGTTCCGGCTGGCCCAGGCGAGAAT